TTAAATGGCCTTTCTAAAAGTAAAGGAAACTTAGATGGTTTAATCACTGATTATTTGTATATTCAAGAATCATTAGCAAACCATATAGATTTTTTTGCTTTAATAAGAAAACTAAAACCAGAATTACAAAAAAAATTACCACAAAGTAAATTTGTCGATTGGATTTTCAAAGAAAATCAAATTCAGGGTATTGACACTGTAGCAATATTATTAAAAACTAAAAAACTTATTGAATATGCAAAAAATTAAAATATTTATTGGATTAGACGAACCGCATAAAATCGCATATGATGTGTGTAAGTATAGTATTGAAACTAACAATAAAAAATATAAACTTGAAATACATCCTATAAATTATAATACTATAACAGAATATAATCGAAAAAAGGATAAATTTGAAAGTACACAATTTTCCTTTGCTCGATTTTTTGCCCCATATCTGTGTGAGTATAAAGGAATTAGTATTTTTTGTGATGGTGATTTTTTATTTTTAAACTCTATAGATGATTTGATTGATTTATACAATCCTGAATATGCGGTTATGTGTTGTAAACATGATTATGTTCCGGTTAATCAAACTAAAATGGACAATAAACCCCAATCAATATATCCAAAGAAAAATTGGAGCAGTTTAATGGTTTTTAACAATGAACACCCAAAAATTAAAACATTAAATCCATTGACACTTAACAATCAATCTGGTGGTTTTTTACATCAATTTAAATATTTGGATGACATTGAAATCGGTAGTTTACCATTGCAATGGAATTGGTTAGTGGATTATTATAAAGAACCAAAAGATGGAATTCCAAGGGCACTTCATTTTACTAATGGAGGTCCATGGTTAAATGAATATAAAGATTGTGAATATTCGAATTTATGGTTTGATTTTAAGAATAAAATTTCTTAAATGCATTAAAACTGTTTTCACCATATACTTGTCCATGAACTTCACAATTTTGACATGGTTTCAAACCACAGCGCCCAAACTGTAGATGATGCTTTCGTATTTTAGTTACGCTATCTCCTAGCCAAACTTGCTTTAAAGAAGATTCATTAATATTTCCGTGTTTTATGTCCTTGCTCCAGTTATGAGTACATAGCAGCACATCGCCATTCCAATCTATAAATGCAGAATTAAATGGCATAAAACATGCTCGGTTAGGAACATTTTTATCATTTAATTTCATCATACCAACCCTATTACTGATGCCTGACATTCCATATTCCTCTTCAGGCCCATACCAAAATCTTTTTATGACATATTTTGATGAGTCTATGTTGCATTTTTCAAATAATTTTAAAAAATGTTCCTCTTGTTCTGGGCCGTCATAGAGACTCATTTTTAGCAAATCTAATCCATTTTCAAAAAGACCGCAGACAGTTTTTTCGGTCAGCAAATCTCCATTGGTAGTTATTGTCAAATTTTTATTATGCGGTAAATATTCTTTAAATACACGTAAAATATCAAATATTTCTTTATGTAGTAGCGGTTCACTAAAACCAGCAAGTACTATTTGATTAGAATAATTGAATTCTGCTAAATCTCTTGCTAATTTAACATACGTCTCTACTGACATATTTAATTTCCTATTCGGATATATTGAGGAATCATGACGTGGACAAAATACACATTTGCGAGTACATAATTCGGTAATGTTAATATCAACAATCTGTAGGGCAGACATAATATCGTCATTTACTTTAAATGAAGACAATATCTTTTTTCTAAACTCTATAAAATCATTTGATGGTGTATCTTGCGCAATTGACATATAATATATATTATGATTTGGAAACACAAAATATGTTACCGTATCAATATTCTATCTATGGCGTTTTAAACTAAAACCATATAAATATAAATAATACCATATGGCTACCGATACTAAAATTGTTTTAAAGCGGTCTGATGTAAGCACAGCAGTTCCAAACCTCGAATATCTCCAATTTGGCGAACTTGCATTTAACTATAGGGATGAAAAACTATATTACAGGTCATATGATGTAAACGGTACCACTGAAATTATTAAAAATTACGACTTTCAGCGTGTAGTTCCTGTAGCAAAAGGTGGTACTGGTGCGACAACAGCTGCTGCTGCTCGTACAAACCTAGAAGCCGCGGCCATATTTTCACCAGCGTTCCTTGGTACGCCATCATTGGCTGCTGCAGCGACTCAACCGGCAATTACTATTTCAACTAGCGATGCAGACGCGCAGCGTGCCTTAGCCACAGTAGCCTATGTGCGTGCAGAGATTGCAGATGACGCCCCTACAAAGACTGGTGGCGGAGCGTCTGGCACATCATGGGCCATTGGCATAACTGGCAATGCCGCTACAGCTTCAAAGTGGGCCGCACCTCGATCTATTACCAGTAATAATACCGCGGCAGGCAGCGATATAACCTTTAACGTATCACTTGATGGCAGTGGTAATGTCACGCCAACACTTGCAATAAATACAAATCGTGTCACCAATATACAGACAGCTCTATCTCTTGTCCCAGGCACAAACATTCAGGCATATGACGCTGATTTAAAAGCAATTGCTGAATTGGCTGGAACGTCTGGCTTTCTTAAGAAAACAGCTGCAGATACGTGGTCACTTGATACAACAACATACACTCCAACTTCTCGTACAGTCACAATCACTACCGGCAATGGTATTACTGGTGGTGGAATTGCCCAATCTTTAGGTGCAAATCTTTCTTGGACACTTGGACTCACAGACACTGGTGTAACTGCTGCTACATATAATGATAATGCCACAACTGTTACTCCATTTACAGTTGATATTAAAGGTCGAATTACTGGCACTGGAACTCCTGTGACAATTGCACCGGCATTCTCATCAATTACCGGCAAACCAACAGATCTTGCTGGTTATGGTATTCTTGATGCGCTTAATACGTCTGCTACTGGGCAAACAAAGGCAGGATCACTGACCGCGAGTTCATTTATAAAATCTGGTGGTACCTCTTCGCAATTCTTAAAGGCTGATGGCAGTTCAGACGGTACATCATACACACCCACAGCGCGCACACTCACTCTCACTACCGGCAATGGAATTACTGGTGGCGCTGCAGCAACTCTAGGTGCTGATAGAAGTTGGACGTTTGGCCTTACCGGGCAGGCATTAAGTGTTCATAACTTAGCCACTAATGGATTTTTTGTACGTGAATCGTCTACAACTGTGGCTGCCCGTAGTATCGTGGTTGGATCTGGATCTGGATTAACCATCTCTAATGCGGATGGCGTGTCTGGCAACCCAACAATATCTTTAGCCACAAGCAATCTCACATCTCTTCGTGATAATGTTACAAATGGTTTCTTGGCTCGCACTGCATCAAATACTCTTACTTCACGAACCATTGCAGTAAGTGGAACTGGCCTCAGCATAACCAATGCAGATGGTGTCTCTGGCAACCCAACAATAAACAGTAATGCTACAAGCACAAATACAGCAAGTACAATTGTTGCACGAGATGCAAGTAACGCTTTTGCAGCAGGTGCAATTACTGGCTCTTCGTTTATTGTAAGTGGAACCGTCAATACAACAATAACTGGAAGTGCCGCAGTCACTGCAAAGGCTCTAATATTACCAAATAAAGATGGTACAATAGCGATAACTGATGATATACCTGATCATACAGGCGCGACAGCTACAACTATACCTGCTGCAAATGGGCGTGTTCTTTCTGCTATTACAGTAAATTCTCTTGGTCATACTACAAGTGTGACTTCTAAGGACCTTGCTGCTGCTGACATACCGAGTTTAGACGCATCAAAAATTATAACTGGTACATTTGACACAGCTCGTATAACTGATGCGACTGTTACAGGAAAGGTGTTAACTGGATTTACCGCAGCACTTCTTCCTAGCATCCCAATGCTATCGGAAACTGATACGATATTGGGGGCGTTTCAAAAACTTGTGCCAAGTATTTCTATGAAAGCAAATACTGCAAGTCCAACATTTACTGGAAGCGTAACTCTTCCAACTGGATCAGCGTCTACTGCTCCATTAAAATTTGTAAGTGGCACAAATTTAACAACTGTTCCAGTCGCTGGTTCGGTTGAATTTAATGGTACCAATTTATTCATTACAAATTCAGCATTAAGCAGAAAAACAATTGCATACACTGATTCAAATATAACTGGCAATGCTGCCACTGCAACTACTGCCACTAGATTAGCCACTGCACGTACAATAAGCAATCCCGCAGCTCCTAATAATAACAGTGATATTAATTTTAGTTATAGTTTTGATGGCAATGCAAATGTTGAAACCAATTTTACCATAAACGCCGCCCGCGCAAGTAATATACGGTCTGCACTTGGATTGGCAATTGGACCAGGTGGTATTCAGGCATATGATGCTGACCTTGCTGCAATTGCGGCACTAGCCGATGGACCGGATGCAGGCACTGATGTTGATACCGGGTTTTTAAGAAAAACTGGTGAAAATACATGGGCAATTGACCCAAATATTGCTCCAATACCTGAAGAAGAAGTAACAACTATAACTGGTGATGTTGTTGGTTCATCTGGTATAGGAGATCGAAATATAGTTGCAATATTAGCTACAGTTCCAACTGTAACTGCCGGAACATACAACAATAGTGCCACTGCAATCACTCCATTTACAGTTGATGCCAAAGGACGAGTCACGTCTACTGAAACTGCAGTAACAATTGCCCCAAGTTGGAGTTCAATTCCATTGAATACCCGACCAACTACATTATCTGGTTATGGTATCACTGATGCTCAGGCCCTAAACTCAAACCTAACTTCAATATCAACCTTTACTGGAACGTCTTCAGGTATATTACAAAGAGGCCTCACTGGCGCTTGGACTCTTGACCCTACATCATACACACCAACTGCTCGTACTCTTACAATTGCAGGCGCAGCAAATTCTGGACTTACTGTAACTCCAACCGCAACACAATCTTTAGCGGGGGATCGTAGTTGGACAATTTCATTGGAAGCTGGAAACCTCACTCAACTACGTGACCTCGGCACAAACACAGGAATTATTACACATAATGGCACAACTGGTGGTGGTATGGTCACTCGTAGCATTGCCTCTGGAAACGCTGCTGAAATAACAATAACAAATGGTAATGGCGTCTCTGGCAACCCAACAATATCTTTGACGACAAGTAATCTCACAAGTCTTCGTGCCCTCACTACAAATGGTTTCTTGGCTCATACTGGAATAAACACTATAACCCCGCGAAGTATTGCAATTGCATCTGGCAGTACAGGACTGAGTATCACTGATGGTAATGGCGTCCTTGGCAATCCTACATTAACACTTAGTAGTACATCGACAAATACAAATAGTTCACTTGTAGCACGAGACTCTTCTGGAAACTTTGCTGCAAATACAATTACGGCTAATACATTTAATGGCGGCGCGACACTATCAGGAACTCCTACTGCACCAACTGCAGCTGTTAGTACAAATAGCACACAAATCGCAACAACTGCATTTGTAATTGGCCAGGCCGCCGACGGGGCACCGCCAATGGACGGAATTGCCTCAGCTGGCTCTACTCCCCGCTTTGCTCGCGCTGATCACGTCCACCCTACTGATACAACACGTGCACCATTAGCTTCGCCGACCTTTACGGGAACTGTAACTGCGCCAACAGTCTCTGCTGGAAATTATTTAGTAACGGGAAACACAACACAAACCGCATCAGGAGTTGCAGTTCAAAGGGTTCTCAGTAAAACTATTCCTGTTGGGAATATTGCACGTCTTGCAGAATTTATTGCAGCAGAAGGCAATGTTGCAATAGAAATTCAAGTTTCTTCAAATACAAATAGCAACTCTGGAACGTCAACATACATATTTCAAGGTGGTTATTTGTCATTACAAGCGACTAATCCGGCTACAAACTCAGCTGATTTTTATAGACTCTATCCGTTTAGCGATGGTCGTGGACATGGAGAAGGACCCGATACAGGTCTGGCCACCACTCCATGGATGGTAATGATTTATCAAGTCCAACACTCAGGCTCAACTGGTGGATATGGGGTTGCTATTGTAAACAGTTCAGCTACAGTAGCTAGATCTGTAACGGTAACAATTACTGAACTGCGTCGCGGAATGTCATTTATTGATAGAAGTGCCGACTCGACAGTTTCATTTGGTACTTCAGCCGGAAATCTCTATAGTCATACAAATCTACTTGTCGGTAATCGTATTGGTGTTGGTAAAGTTCCAACTACTGCGCTTGACGTTAATGGTACAATTGCTGCAACAAATCTAACTCTTTCTGGAAACCTAACTGTAAACGGAACTACTACTACTCTTAATTCTAATAATTTAACAATAGATGATAAAAATATTGAATTGGGATCAGTGTCAACAATAACTGGTATATCTGGGATAATTACTGGCGCAACTAATACTACAACTATTACTGAACTCTCTTCGACGACTGGAATGATTCCAGGACAAATATTGACTAAGACTAGTGGTACAGGAGTATTTGGCGGAACAACTACAATTACTAGCGTTGATAGTTCATCTCAAATTACAATTACTTCTACAACTGCAAATACTGTAGGAGCAATTGTGTTTAGTGTAGGTGGTGCAACCGATACTACTGCAAGCGGCGGTGGAATCACTCTTAAAGGCACGACTGATAAAACATTTAATTGGGTGTCTTCTACTGCAGCGTGGACGTCATCTGAAGATTTAAATCTTGCGAGTGGTAAAGTATATGAAATTAACAGTACACCCGTTCTTTCATCTACTCAAGTACTCGGTAAAACAATTGAAAGTACTAATACAGCAAATGCTATTGTCGCTCGTGACGCATCAGGAAACTTTTCAGCAAATTCGATTACTGCAAGTGCTGATTCATTTATCAATAGTATTAGAATTGGTAAAGGAGCTGGAACTGACACAAGTTTAAATACTGCTGTAGGCGTCAACGCACTCTTAAGTAATACAAGTGGTTGGAGTAATACTTCAATTGGCGCTTCAACATTGCGTAGCAATACAACTGGAAATCAGAATGTTGCGGTTGGTGGTAATGCACTATATTCGAACACGACTGGCGGCAGCAATAATGCAGTTGGTGGTAATGCACTATATTCGAACACGACTGGCGGCAGTAATAACGCGTTTGGTGGTAATGCACTATATTTTAACACGACTGGCTGGAGTAATAACGCGTTTGGTGGTAATGCATTAGTATCAAATACAACTGGCTCCAGAAATAATGCATTCGGTGTAGCTGCACTATATTCGAACACGACTGGCAATGATAATACTGCGATTGGTTGGGATGCGTTACGTTCTAATACTACTGGCAGCTACAATAATGCATTCGGTGAAAATGCACTATATTCGAACACGTCTGGCAGCTACAATAATGCATTCGGCGAATCTGCACTAGATTCGAACACGACTGGCACCTTTAATACCGCGTTTGGTTTTCGTGCGTTACGTTTGAACACGACTGGCAATGATAATACTGCATTCGGTGTAGCTGCACTATATTCGAACACGACTGGCAATGATAATACTGCGATTGGTTGGGATGCGTTATATTCTAATACTGTTGGTTATGGCAATGTTGCATTGGGTGAAAATGCACTTCGGTCTAATACATCTGGATATTATAATATTGCAATTGGACCAGAGGCATTAAGGTCGAACACAACGTCATCTCGCAATTATAGAAATATTGCAATAGGTGCTGATGCAATGAGATATGTCAATTCTGATTTCTCTTATCATAATATTGCAATTGGATTTAATGCAATTGGAAATGTTAATGCAACATATTCGCAAGAAAATATTGCGATTGGAGTTAGTGCATTATCTGGTAATAATGTTAATGGATTAAACAGTACTCAGTGTGTTGTAATTGGTAACTATGCATTCCAAAAAGCATGGGGTTCTGGATCTAGTGTTGTAATTGGTTATTCTGCTGGATATAATACATATGATGGACAAAGTACTGTTGCAATCGGACATAATGCGCTCTATTCAAATACAAGTGGGGATCAAAACACTGTAATTGGTCAAGGTGCGCTCTATTCAAATACTACAGGAAACCGAAATGTTGCTATAGGTGCGGGTGCCGGTTCAGGAATAACTACTGGAGGCAATAATATTCTTATTGGTGTTGCTGCTTGTCCACTTGGAGCTTATACTGGGAGTGGTAATGTTGTAATTGCTCCAGGAAATGCTGCTGGGTCTGCTAATGCTTATCCATCATCACCAATAGTTAATGATGAAGTTACTATTGCTAATGGCGCAGGTAGAGGTGCACGATTCCAGGGTGCTTCTGCATCTGCTTGGTCATGGGTTTCAGATGCTAGAGATAAAAGAAATATTACAGACATTGACCTAGGTTTGGAGTTTATTAATCAATTGCAACCTCGTAAATTTGAATGGAATCATCGAACTGGAAAAAGTGGAAATGGGGAATATGCTGTAGGATTTATTGCACAAGAACTTTTAGACGTCGTAGAAAATAACAATGCGTCTCATACTCAATTAGTGAGCACTGATAATCCTGATCAATATACTGTTGCCGAAACAAATCTTATTCCAATTCTCGTAAATGCCATAAAAGAACTTTCTGCTGAACTAAAAAGTGTAAAAGAGGAACTTGCAAAAATTAAATAATAAATATAGAATATGACAACAGCCAATCCAAATCAACCAACACCAGAACAATTAGAACAACATTTTTCTGCAATGCAAGACAGCGTAGATCTAATCACTAGTCTGCAATTAAAAGAGTCTTTGTCTGAAGAAGAACAAGACAGGTTAAATCGCAATAAAGAGCATCTGTCTATTATGCTAGATAAAGACTTTATTAAGTCAGACTCCAGAAATAAAAAAGTTTTTATTGATGCCGCTAAATAAAACGATGGCAACTATAGTCAATAAACAACCTATACAATCATCAAAATTTGATAAATTTTGGTTGACTAGCCTTAACTTACTTTTTCCTTCAGAGACGTCTCCAGGACTGCTCATTGCGAAACTTCACCCGTATGATGGAAAACATGTGCTTACTTCTCAGCCAAAACATATTACAATAAGTGATTTTTCAAAAGAGTCAACTGATGCTGCCTTATATGACGTCGTTGAATTGGTAGAAAATGAGGCAGAGCGGCTGTATGGTTTTCAAGAATCACCTCTGCATTCGTTTAAGGTGCTATCAAATGACCCTAAAAGGGCAACTGTTGCTTTTTTTAACTATGTTGGAGGACCAAATAAACATATTGAAGACTGCTTTGCATATGCAGCGTCTGATCAACAATTTGGGCAAAATATAAACACTCTACTTTCGCTGTTAGCGCAACTAGCAAAATTACCTGTTATAAATTAAATTATGAAGTTTATTAATGATATTGACCTGTCTGTAGTACATGATGTAAGAGCAAAGGAAGTTCAAGAAACGAGTGATATTCTTGAGCTCTCTATGGCAGTTCTCTTAAAAAAATTATATGATCTTATTGACGCATACAACCCAAGTGGTGTACAAATACCAAGCAAGTGGTGGGAGACTGGTGCTAATGATGAACATACCGCAATCGCAACGGCTCGTCAAAATTTATTAAATTCGTTTGATGTAAATGTAGAAAAAGCATTTGATGATTACCATACCTATCAAGGAGTTTTAGCTGCAATCAACCCCAATGCTGCAACAGGCGGTTTGGAATTTCCTGGAAGATTTAAGTTTACCCCATTTCAATCTACAACTGCTGCGACACAGGCTGAAGCTCGTACCAACTCTAACTATCATAGAATTATAAATGGGCCTCACACCATAACAGAAGATTCTGGATTATTTAGTGTGACTACTACATATACAATATATGAGACTTATATAAGAAACGAAGACCCCAATATTAAAAATTTATATTATTACAGATGGAAAAAAGTTGTGTCTGATGCAAATAATATTTCTTCTGTAAACGGCAGCGCATTTTCTAGAACTGGAAACTTGGTTACAGTAAATCTAACAAACCATGGACTGTCTAATGGTACGCTCTTATCAATTGCAGGAACAATTCAAAGTGCGTTTAAAGGAACATACGCGGTATCAGTAATAAATACAAATACCTTTACCTATACCACATCCACATCAGGCAACATTACAGGAACTGGCGACGCAATTCTGTCATACGACGGCATATCATACGTGGATTATAGCTATACAGCATAAAATAAATTTCATGACAATACAGCAATCATTAAGCACAAACGCTCAAACATCACCCCAGTATGAAAGTCTACGAGGTGTTGATGGACCCCAGGGTTTGCGTGGACAACAGGGACCTCCTGGTCCGGAGGGACCTCCAGGTCCACAGGGTCCAGGCGGTTATTTAAGTCTAGACACACTTTCAGAGTTTATCAACGACCAGCCGGTGCTTCATTTTGCATACTCTGCTGACAGGACACTTAAGAGTCGTATTGGTCCATCCTGCGTGCATTCACGATTGAGTAGTGGAACTTTTACAAATGTAAATGGAATTATTGTAGGAAAAACTACGGGCACAACAAGTGCATTAGTTCCAAATACTGTCACAATTGGTTCAGAAATAACAGTGACGGTGACTAGTGGACAAGCTGCAGGATGGGACATTGGCGGAGTAGTTGTATGTCATGCTGACACTGATGCCGATGATATTACTGATTCTGGTGAACCATGGATAACTGGAACACTAAAGAGTGCGACTCTTACCACTCTCGTAATAACTGTAACCGGCAGATCGACTTCAACAACCTCTACTACAAGTTGGATGGTTGGTTATCGTGGACCACGTTTTCACCATGATTTTCAAAACAACGTTTCTGGTTTGCTCCTAGAGACTACCAGTGCTACAAATTTAATCCTACAAAGTGAAAATTTAGCAACAACCTGGATAACATTCGGTGCCGGTGCCGGAATAACTCAAAATAGTGAACTGGCGCCATCTGGATTAACTACAGCAGACACAATAACTCCATCAACGACAGCAGCTTCGGGAGTCTATCAGCATGTGACTGTATCGCCATCGACAACCTACACATTTTCATTTTATACGCGTCTAGGCACATTACAAGCATCTGATTATAAATTTGCAATCTATAATGATAGTGGATCATCTTGGTTGGTACAGGATGCTGTACCAACAACTCTTCCAAATTCAACAACATGGTCACGAGTTTCATATACATTTACAACTCCTGCTGGTTGTACCCTGATTCATGCCTATCCATTTAGAAACTCTATTGGTGTGACTGGAACAGCACATATTTGGGGCGTACAACTAGAAGCAGGTTCTTCCGCCACCTCCTACATCCCGACGACGACTGCAACAGTCATTCGAGCGGCCGATAGTTGCGCGTTGACAGACGCAAGTTTTGCAAACCTCTATAATTTGTCTGAAGGCACAATAATCCTTGATTGCTCACCAACTTCATTAAACTCTCTTCAAGGATTCTATGCAATACATGGTGCAGTACGTTCACTCGGTGGGCATGCAGTCTATTCTTCTGGATCAAATAACAGCATAACTGCGTATAGTTATACGTCAAACTATGAGCCTACGATTAGTAGCACTGTGACTGGAATAACTTCAAAGCGCATTAAAATTGCTCATGCATATAAAACAAATGATGGAGCTATAAGTATAAATGGCAGCCAAGTTGAGTATGACAACACCTATGCAGTTCCAACTAATATAACCGGGCTCGTGCTTGGTGCTGACGGCTTTGCTGACACACCAAACTATTCAAGCATGCTCATATCTGATTTTAAACTATATCGCAAACGTATAAGTAATGATTTAATGCGCGTACATTCAACCCTATGAACGAAATTGGATATTTAGAAACGACTATTGATACAATCGTAACTGATAATCCGTATCTAGTTGGGGTTGAAGGTGGAACTGGTCCAATAGGCGAACTTGGGCCGCGCGGTCCAGTAGGTCCATCAGGGCCTGTAGGCCCAGTTGGAGTCTCATCTGAAAGTTTATATGCACAGGATGCATTTAAAGATCTCTTACAGCACCCGCCGCTCATAGACATTGATTTTGATGACGGCATCTATGCCACAAAGCGAGGGCCGCTCCCGGCATTTAGTAGAAATACTTCTGGGTTGTTTATGAATAGAGATGGCGTGCTTGTCGGCAAAACTACAAGCAGCACATCTATAAACCTATCGACTACAACTGTTGGGTCAACAATTACAGTAACTATTCCTTCGCGTGCAGCCGTAGATTGGCAATTAGGATCTACAGTGCTGCTGTTGTCAGACACAGATGCCGACAACCAGATTGATACTGGAGAGTCATATATAAGTTGTACGTTGTTAGACTACACGTTGTCTACAAACACACTTTCGCTACTCGTAAATGCTGTAAGCGGATCGTCTACAATATCAAGTTGGGCAGTAGGTTATTGCGGTCCCCGTTTAAACTATTCCAGTGTTCCAACGCGTTCAAATAACTTGTTATTAAACAGCGAAAATTTTACTTCTGTCTGGACTTCACCAAGTGATGGCACTATTTCTCCATTTGGCACAAATCCATCAACAAGCTCAATTTCTAATGTTGGCATTTCGCCAGATAACGCATTAAATGCGACACGAATAACCGAAGTTTCTGACAGTGCTGCAGGCAAGACTATACTGCGTCAATATTTTCCAGTAGAAACAAGTCGAACCTATACATTTAGTGTCTATGCAAAATACGGAGATCCTCCAGCAAAACTAACTGATCCAGATCGTCGTTTACGTTACTTGGCACTACATTCATTTTTAGATACAACTGTTGAAAATGCCGCAACTTTTGATCTTTTAAATGGTGTCGTTGGAACTTCTACTCGGGGCACTGGTCTGATTGGGCGAACTATGACACCAGTTGGTGATGACTGGTATCGGTGCAGCATAACATTTAAGACTCCATCTTCGACTCCATGGAATTTTGTTGACATACGCTTTCATGACACTGATGTAATTGGTACGGATATTACAACTCGTAATTATAGATATACATATATTTTTGGTGCTCAGCTGGAAATAGGGTCAGTTGCTACTGCATATGCCAAAACCATAAATACATATGAAACAAATAAAGTATGTGTTGGAGCGCTGATCGAGGAGAGCACGCCGAATTTAATTCTGCAGAGTGAAAACTTTGCTAGTGCTTCATGGGTAAAGCAAGGCGGGTCAATTTCGTCTGTTGCGAATGTCGAGCCAGATGGGAGTGCAAATAGCGAACTCTTCAGTGAAGACGGTACAGCTTCAACGCATAGAACTTTTCAAAGTTTTACTGGCGTAAGTGGGACATCGTACACCTTAAGCGTATTTCTGAAATTTGCGGGAAGGGATCAAATTTTCCTTGAGAATAGATCAATAGGAACTAACCCGTTTGTTGTTTTTAATATACAGAACGGAACAATTGGTTTTGTATCCTCCGGTTTAACAGCAGCCATTCAAGCGTATCCGAACGGATGGTATCGGTGCAGCATAACTGGAACGGCAACATTAGCTGGAGGAAACTATCTTATCGGAGGATATTCTGGTGGGGGTAAATTCTACACTGGACTCATCGGCCCTGCCTTTTATCTCTATGGCGCACAGGCAGAAGCAGGTTCATTCCCGACCTCCTACATCCCGACGACGACAGCAACTGCTATACGAGCGTCTGATGACGTTGCATATACTGGAACAACGCTTTCAGACCTATGGAACAAATCTGAAGGCACAATAGTGTGTGAGTTTGATACCGCAGGAAAGTCCGCGTATAACGCTACTTATTTTAACGACTCATTTATATTTCAAGCAGCAACAGACCAATCTAACCGCATTGGAGTACTTGCTGATGGCGTTGGAAATATATCCCCAGAAATACTTGCAGCTGGAGTCAACCAATATGTTCCAACTACTAAAAAATACATAGAAAATTCTGTACAACGAGTTGCAGTATCATTTAAGTCTGGGTCGCCTACACGAGCATATTTGACTGGTTCATCATATGTCACTGGAACAAACCTAAATGCAACACTTCCATCAATAACAACACTTGTGCTTGGCAAGTCTGAAATCTCTTCTAATTATTTAAACGGTCATCTACGTAGTTTTAGATATTACGGCAAATACTTTTCTGAAAATACTCTAAAGTTTCTAACCACGTCATATGACGGCTCACTTCGTGACATTGACGCAAGCCGATATATTGAAAAGGTTAATAGCATACTACAAGTTGCGCAAGGCACGCTAAATGATGTGGTGACGGAATCGCAACAGGACGCAATTAATCGATTTGTAGCAGCTGGCAAGGTGTCAGGTTGGTGGGGACGTATTAAAAATTTATATCTGCCAATTTGGGGCAATGGTGATGCAAATGCAGTCAATTTAATAGACTGTTCGTCAGGCACATTTGTTGGTGGCGTCACCCATAACGCTGGATGGAGCACTGGAGACGGAACTAGTGGGAGATTTGATTATGGCACTTCTCCATCCACAATTGGGTGTAGTCCAACTTCTGGTTGTATTTTCTTCTTGTTGCCAAACACTACTCCACTACTATCCGCAATGGGAACAACTGCTGCAGTCATGGGTTGTGCCGATACTGGCTCTACAAATGCACTGACGATATCTAAGAGCAGTGAAAGTTTGTCATATGTCTATGGAGGCACAACTTCAACTACATTTACATATGTGTCAGGCATGCATCTCATAAAGCGAGAGAGTCCAAGTGGAGTAATTTATCAAACACGACGTTCAAACTTTGAAGATCTTATCCTTGGGCCAACCTCTGCTGGCACTGGTATTAGTAGTGTAAACATGAATGCTTGGGCAACCAATACAAATGGAACATATGCAAACTATGGTGCCTATAATATAGGATTACACGGCATGGGATTAGGACTGTCAAATGCAGATGGATCAAAATTTATAACAGACTGCGAAAACCTTTGGGAAAGTTGTACATCATACGTATTATAAATATATGTATGATAGACTATCTGTTAAAATTTTCAAGTAAACGAACTGCGCATACATTTGCACGCAACCATGGATTTGCTTCAGTTGATCCGATTACTGAAAAAGTTTCAGTAGTCAATAACTCCCCTGATTATTCATTTATAGAAATTGGAGAGCATCATGTGTATGGAGAAGAAATACTTGATGAAAATGACGAACCGGTAGTTCAAATAACGAGTGACAACAATTATTGGATTGCCTTAAGACTAATGTCAACAACCGAGTTGGCGGCATCAGCTAATAAATATATAGTGTGGAGTAGTTTACAAGGACTTCCACGCCCAAAAAATAACCCCGAAATTCCAAATATAAATTGGGCATAACCTATGGCAACATACAGCAATATCTACATAGACCAAGGGAGCACATATTCATCAGTTATAGACGTAAAAGATGCCAATGGGTTGCCATTCAACTTAACTGGATACTCTTCACGCGGTCAGATACGTAAAAGTTATTCGTCAAATACTGCAATAAGCTTTACTACAAATATTAATTTACCACTACAAGGCAAAGTACAGGTTTTGTTGACTGCTACACAAACGCGTGGCATGAAACCTGGTCGATATGTCTATGATATTGAGGTTTTTAATAATAGTGGTCATGTAATTCGTATAAGTGAAGGACAAGTTGAGATTTCTCCAGCAACAACCCGCCCGTAGTGCATGTCAAATATAATTTCAAATATAGTTCCGGACGACCTTATAACATCTACAATCTCTGGATCGCAAAATATTAGTGCTCTTACATCAGGTGAAGGTGGACACACACTTTCACAACTTGTCGATGTAGACCTTCAGAATGTGACTGCTGGGTCAGTGCTAATCTATGGCACAAACGAGTTTGTTGCTCGTACAATTAGTGGTGACGTCACTATAAATGCGCTTGGAGTAGCAACGCTTTCTCCTGGTTCGGTAACGAAAGAGATGGTTGGACTAGGCGCCGTTGATAATACAAGTGATTTAAATAAGCCAATATCAATTGCAACGCAGTCTGCCTTAAATGCAAAGGTTAATGTTTCTGACTATATAGATTTTTCAAATCACCTAATCGACACCAACAATCCACATGCAGTAACAGCAGCACAAGTTGGACTTGGCGCCGTTAATAATACGAGTGATTTAAACAAACCAGTATCAATTGCAACGCAGTCTGCATTAGACACTAAAGTTAGCACAACAATTTTTTCAAATCATTTAAATGATTTTACTAATCCACATGCAGTAACAGCAGCACAAGTTGGACTTGGCGCCATTAATAATACGAGTGATGCTGATAAACCAATATCTACAGCAACGCAGTCTGCACTAAATACAAAAGTTGATGCAGTAATTGGAAAAGGTCTGTCAGATGAAAATTATACAACAGTTGAAAAAAATAAATTAGCTGGAATAGCAAATGGAGCAACAGCAAATTCAACTGATGCATATTTACTTGATCGAACTCACCACACAGGGACTCAATCATATACAACTATAACTGGTCTTGGAACACTCGCGACTCAAAATGGTACATTTAGTGGGACTTCAAGTGGTACAAACACAGGTGACCAAACTATTACTCTTGGCGGGGATGCTACTGGTAGTGGGACAGCACTACTAAATGTGACATTGGCTTCAACTGGAGTGCTTGCCGGCGAATATAATAGTAGCGCAACAAGTGTCACACCATTTACAGTTGACGTCAAAGGGCGAATTACTGCAGTTGACACTCCAATTGTTATTACTCCAAGTTGGAATTCTGTAACTGATAAACCAACCACTGTGTCTGGTTATGGCATCTCAGATGCAGTAGATTTAACTAGTGCTCAAACTATATCAGGCGTTAAAGATTTTACAAGCAGTCCTACCGTACCACTTATACCAACTGCATCCGGTCATGCTGCTTCAAAAGCATATGTTGATACACTCTCTGAAGGTCTACACGTACACGCTGCTGTGCATGCGATTCTTAAGACTCCAATTGCGACTGCAATTGGAGGTGGAGTCACTATAACCTATAGCAACGGGACAAATGGAGTAGGAGCAAAATTAACTGCATCTGCACCAGTGACATGGACAACCGTTTTTAATGACTCTGACATTACAAATGACAGTCGAGTAATAATTGCAGGCCAAAGCACTAGTGCACATAATGGTATATATGTTGTAAGTTCTAGTACAGAATTAACTAGAGCCGATGATTTTAACACCCCAACTGAAATGGCTGGTGGTGATTTTGTATTTGTCACTCATGGAACATACGCTGACACAGGTTGGGTACTTTCTGAACCAGTGACTGAGGTTGGTGCGACTGCAGTAATATTCACGCAATTTTCTGGTGCAGGTGCCTATGAAGCTGGAGCAGGACTCTTTCGCGATGGCACAACATTTTCAGTTGTAGCAGGCACAGGCATTGCAGTTGATGGAAGTGTAAGTTTGTCAACGGTAGGCTCCCCTGGCACATATAGATCAGTGACTGTTGACGCTTATGGGCGAATTACGTCTGGAACCAATCCAACTACGTTGTCTGGTTATGGAATTACAGATGCCGCGACTTCAACTGCGCTAAGCAATCATATCAGCGATGCTACAGTTCACCTAACAAGCACGCAAAACACACTGCTTGATGGCATCACAGTGACATCTGAAAAGGTTAATTATTTAACCGATGTGACATCAAATATTCAGGGTCAATTGAACGCTAAACAACCGCTTGACTCTGACCTAACAGCAATTGCCGGATTGACTGGAACGAGTGGACTCCTAAGAAAAACTGGGACTGACACCTGGACGCTTGACACAAACACATACAGCGTTTCAGGTCATACACACGTCACGTCACAAATAACTGACCTGTATCAACCATTGCCGCAACAGGATCCTGATGCAACTTCAAATGTAACTGTAGGTGGTGCGCTCTATATAAAAGCTGGTGCACAACGCTATGAAGAGTCTGGAAATGATATTAATTGGCTTAATTATAATTCTAGCATCAATCGTTGGCAACTGGGTGATAATGTAGAAGGCGCATATGCAACTTCTACGAGTGATGGACTCTATCCATGGCTTGCAACATGGAGTGGATATAGCATTGTAAAATATTCATATCCACGAGTAGCAGGCGCTCCATTGGCATCGACCGCGTCTGATGGAGTTTCAAACTACTCAGCACGTGCAGATCACGTTCATCCATTTCCGACCGCACTTCAAGTTGGAGCAGCGCCATTAGTTGGTGGAAAGATACCAGTACAATATATGCCATCCGAGGCAGATGACGTACTTGTGTTTTACGATAGAAGTAATTTTCCTGCTACAGGGCAAAGCGGAAAAATCTATCTGGCACAAAATGGAAGACGTCTTAATGGTGTGTGGTACGAAGGAGGACGCACATATTATTGGGATGGTGTTTATATAGAAGTTGCCCCACTAAGCGTCTATAATCCAAGTGACGCTGACGCCCTTGTTGCTTGGAGTGCATCGCCGAATTCTGTTTTTGTGCCAACCAGCATTCAGAATAATAGACCGATGTATACATTATTTGATGGTCGATATTTCAACGGATATTATATGGGATATGACGTTAACAGATGGATCATATATAGCATTATTGAAGAATACTATCTAGAAGCACAAGCTGCACCAGGCACTGAAGCCTATCCATGGTTAGCAAACTGGGGTACACCAAATTATATTACGCGGGTTGGATTCTATTCATATGATCAGTCAGTCATACCACGTAAAGGTGCAAGCATCGGCAGCAGCGGAACAAGCGGGCGCTCTGCTCGAGCAGATCATGTTCATCCACTTCCAACTGCAGCAGAAATTGGAGCAGCCACAGAAAACTTTGCGATTGCAATGGCTATAGCTCTAGGTTAATATAAATATATCTACATGAAGAAGTTAATAACAAATTACACTTTCAATGCCGCGGCGCAGACGATAACGTTTGTCGATCAAACCTCTATTGATCTTGAAAGTGTGTTGTTGATCACTAACGTCACGTCTAATGTTATAGTTTATAATTTTGCAAATCCTGCGCAAGGCGGAAGCGTCGCTGGTAATGTGTTGTCACTAGATTATAACACCACATCAATGTCAAACAGTGACGCTCTTCAGATATACTATGATGATGGAGTTGAGTCTGCGTCTGAAATTACTGCCGAGGCAATTGTAGATGCGGTATTAACACTTAAGCGCATCGCAAAAAATATGGAGTCTCTTCAAGTCGTTGATGCCAACCAACGTCAGCGCGTTAACGTTGAAGCTGGAACGATTGGTATTGTCGGTTCAGTTAGTAATATTGCAGGTATAGGTGGTATTGATCCGCGTTGGCAAACTATAGATTGGGCCCGCGCTGCTGCAGACACTCTTCGAACAAAATTAACATTCTAATAAATATACATAAATTATGTCAGTAACTAGTCAGTTAAAACCAATAGTCGATCTTCCAGTATTTGAATGGGGTAGATTTTTACCAGCAAACACAAGCAACAGTTCATGCTTTACAAGTGATAGTCGATATATCTATTACATATACAACTTAGCATTTTGGCGCTATGACACATACAACGACTCTTGGCAACAACTAGCAACCCCAGTTCTTGGCATTGGTAACTGCACTGCAATGGAATATTGCAAGACTCAAGGATATTATGGTCGAGCAATCAGTGCAGGTGGTGGAAATAATACCATTCAACTCGCTGGACTTGTAGGCAATCGTCTTGTCGGACAAAAGATTCGTATAATTTCTGGAACTGGTGCTGGCCAAGAGCGTACAATTACTGCAGTGTCTGCTCCTACTATACATGATCGTGGAATAGTTACTGACTCATCTGGAACAGGCTTAACTGACGGTTCTACTGGTGTTGGAGCAAAGGCTTGGAGAATTAATCAATGGCGTGACTATCAAGTACGTCTTGACTATTCTGCTGGTACTGGTGGTCAAACACAATGTCGTCCAATTTTAAATAATCGTGCAACTGTATTAAACTGGTATGTTGCTGACTATGCAACAATTGATCCTTGGTGGGGGCGTAATATAAACCCCATTACAAGTAACACTGCTGGTACTCAAACAATGTATCAAATTGAGTCACACATTGCTACAGTCGATAGCAACTGGGACGTAAATCCTGATGCATCTTCAAAATTTGTAGTTATGGGTGGAGGAATATGGGCAATGTCAACAGTAACCGGTTCATACTCATTTCAATATTATGATGTTCTTGCTGACTCTTGGTATCACAAAAGTTCACAGGACAATATGTTGCCTGCTGCTCTTGGTACCGAAGCCTCTCTTGCAGTAATTTCCGAAGAAGACACTCCTCCACTAAGTGGTACAGCAAGTGCCGCAACTGATATGTCATTGGTTGATAGCAGCAAAAATTTAGTTCGTGATCAGTATGCCAACTTTGAAATTCGAATCACTGGAGGTACAGGTCGTGGACAGGCTCGTACAATATTAGCAAACACAGCTACAACATTTTACGTCACTCGTCGCTGGGATGTTAATCCAAACAACACATCAACATATGCAATCTATAGTGACACCGGTAAAATTTGGTTTATTGGTGACGCTCGTAGTCAAACATATCAGTATAGTCTAGAGAGCGATCAATTTTCATTAGGTCGTCAGTTAGATTATGGTGCCGCACGTATAGGCGGTGCTGCATTACCTGGTCAAGATGCTATTCCAATTACCTCTATATCAAAGACAACAGGCGGCGTAACTGTATTAAATCCAACTCCAACTGCTGGAGGCAGCGGCTATCTCGCTGATCAAATATTAACAATTTCAACTGGTGGTACTAATGGACTTGCACGTATTACCAGTGTTAACGCTTCAGGTGCAGTATTGGCTGTAGCACTTGAATCGTGTGGTTTTGGTTATACAACTGGTGCAGGTAAAGCTACAACAGTAAACGTAGCTGGTGGGTCTGGTTGTACTCTAGATATTACAACTATCGGTGATATTGCTACAGTAACTACAGCATACAACCATAACTTTGAACATGGAGAAGTTGTTACTATATCTGGTGCGTCTGCTGCAAATTATAATGGAGCAAAAACAATACTAGGCATATTTGCACACACTACATTTCAATATATTGCTCCAGCCGACGCTGCTCCAACCTTTGGCTCGCACAGCGCGACTACACTAATCGACTCTTCTAAAAATTGGATTGTAAATGAACATGCCGGTAAGATTTTACAATATACTACGTCGGTAGGTCCAACAAATACAGAAATCAAACGGCGCATTGTAAGTAATACTGCAAACACAATTACATTTGTTTCTGGTACTGCTCCTACAAACGGAACAACACGATATGTTATCTATGATGTAAAACCGTTTGGTACCGAAATGTCGATGTATGCCCGTACTGCTGGTGGACGTGCAGGAATTGCTACTGGAGGTACATCTACATCACTTACTGACACTACTAAAAATTGGCCTGTCAACTATTGGAGCAATACCCTTCCATCAGGCGCAAGCAATACTGGACGTAAAGTAAAAATTATTGCCGGAACCGGAGTAGGTCAGGAACTGACAATTACTTCAAACACAGCAAACACTTTAAATTTTGCAAGCGCAACTGCGCCAGACGCAACTAGTGTCTATGTTATTATGGATTGTCATGGAGTTGCAACAAGCACAAGTTCAACATCACTCACTGATACAACTCAAAACTGGGCAACAAATATTTGGGCCGGTAAACGTTTGCGTATTACGTCTGGAGCGTCTTCAGGATCTGCAGACACTGAAGTTACTATAACTTCTAACACTCAAACTACACTAACATTTGGTGCTGTAACCAACACACCTGACTCTAACTGTACATACGCTATTCTTGAAGTTCCACCACGCGGTGCTGGTACAAATCTCGTTGGTGCTAAAGATTCTACAGACACATCATTAAATGGTCGTTACCTGTATGCATGGAGAGGTGCAGCTACTTCTGAGATTGCACGTTATAATATTAATACAGAACAATATGACTTGCTAACATACTTCCCACTCACAGAGACACTAACTACAGGCTCTATGTATGCATATGATGGAGTTGATCGTATCTACTTTACAAAAGAAGCAACTGGTCGTATAATGTATTATGACATTGTAAAAAATATAACAGTTCCTGCTGGCACAATTCCTTATGGTATGGGTACTGCTCTTATTGGTGATCGCATGGAAATATTTACTACAGAAGATGGTCTTAAATATTTGTATATAGCACGTCATTCATCTAACGAATTGTGGAGAACACTACTTTTTAATTAATCTTATGACAATAGAAGAAATCAAACAAATACTCACTAATAAATTAAATGAGTTGCAGTCACGAAAAAACCTTGCATATATGTCTGGTGATCTAGCGACATACACATCACTAGACACTGAGATAGTTGAGACTCAAGCCACAATTGATAAACTAAACGACTAATATGCCACACACTTCTCCAGAGTCTAGCCTAATAAAAGTAACTGGTGGGTTTGGGTCTATTTTTGCTACTGATACCACAACATACACTGGAGAGTTTCACGCTATTCAGGCTATAGACGACTGCACCTTTCTAATTTTAGAATCAACAAATATGGAAAATGTTGATAGATGGGTGACGTTAGAAAAGACTCTCTATGCTGGAATGGTACTTGAAGCAAGCTTTACAAGAATCAAGCTTGGCACTGGGTGTGCAATGTTATACAAGCATTAAAATAAGATGGCTATAGGTATTACAAATTCAAATGCTGGATATTCTCGAGCTGCAGCAGACGCACGATTTTTGGTTGACGCCCTAGCAGACGGTAAACAATACGCTCGTAAAGATGGCAACTGGGAAGAAATAGTCCCAACTGCATTTATGGAAGCACTTCCAGTGGATGAGTCATTTACTGCTGTGACTGGAAAACATTATAGCGTAAACACTACTCCTCAACCTCTTATTCTTGAAAACGATATAGAAATTAATTTACAAGCATATTGGAAACTCGATGATCTTAATGACATGAGTTTAAACGATAATGTTCTTACAAATTTTGGCGGTGTTGTTTTTGGTCCTGGAAAAATTGGAGACTGTGCGATATTTTCATCTGGGTCAAAACTTTTTGGAAGTCCAATGGCACTCACTGGACGTTCACTGACACTGTCATATTGGGTTAAAACACCAGCAATGGGGAGCGGATATCCTGGTTATTCTAGGCCATTTACGACTAGCGGGGCTGTTAGTTCATTTATTTCTGGGTCTGATACTGTACGACCACGGGGGATTACCGCACTTGAATTAATATTTGACGGCGGATATGTTTCTGCAGAAGGAACAATTCCAGTTGATGACGACCAGTGGCATCATGTGTGTTCGGTTTGCGATGGAAACTCGATAAAAATATTTGTTGACAATGCTTTAGACATTGAACTCACTAGTTTGCCAACAGGTTCATTGGCGGTTGACACTACTCAAACAATTATCAATGGTGACCCTGGTGGTGGAACATTTGGATCTGTTGCTATAAAATATGATTCTATGGGTGTGTGGAATCGTGCACTGACACCTTTAGAAATTTCATATCTTTATAATTCGGGAAATGGTAGTGATATTGGCGAAATTGCAACAGTTGAAATACTTACAACACTGCCAACTTCTCCAAGTCCAGGCGACATTATTCAATTTTCTGATTCTCTTGGTATATGGAATGTCTCACCGCTAAAAATTGACCCTGGAATTTTAGCTATTAATGGTTCATCATCAATATACACAAACGATATTCCTAATAATACTCTAACTCTAGTCTATATCAATAACACTATTGGTTGGGCAACATACAACACTAAAGACGCTCCAATTGATTCAAATAACATTATAGGTCTTTCAATATTTTTATAATAAATATAAATTATGGCAACATACTCAAAGCAACTATTATCAGAAAGCGTTAATGGCAAGTCTATTGTTATAACTCAAACTGGTGTAGACACAACAACAATACACACAACTCAAGTCTCATCAAGTATACTGGATGAGGTGTGGTTGTATGCTACAAACTCTACAGCAGCAGACATATTGTTGGTTGTGTTGTGTGGAGGAACTGATTTTTCATCTGACGTGTTGTTTGAAGGTGTAATAGAAGCATATTCTGGAAATGTATTAATATGTCCTGGTTTAATATTAAAGGGAAACGGAACTGCAGGATCTACAATTTATGGCAACGCCAGTGTTGCAAGTGGGATTAATATTTTTGGATATGTAAATAGAATTAGTTGATATGAGTATTCGTTATGGCAGTAAAATTAGTCCATTAGTCTCACGCAAGTCTTCTTTTTTTAAAAAAGACAGGTTTGATAGACTTCGCATAAAAAGGCCATCTATTGGTTCAATATCAAGTACTTGGACACGTCCAGTTGATTGGCTGACAATGCCAACTATAACATCAATTGATGAAAAAATAGCTTTGCTAATGCCTGTATATCCACAGGGATCTAACTTTCTTGCTTTTACAATATCTGGAGGATATACTGTTGATTGGGGTGATGGTGTAACAGAAAATGTTGCATCTGGTGTTAAGGCTCAACATGAATACTCTTATACTGACCCAGATTTAAATGCCACCGTTACAAGTGATGGTTATAAAATGGCAGTTGTAGTCATTACTCCTCAAGCTGGTCAAAATATAACAAGTGTAGACTTTAACCAAAAGTATGCACAAGCAGGATCTACATTTCCTGATTCTTCTCCTATATTAGAAATAGTTTTATCTTGCCCAAGTTTAACAGGTTTAACTCTTGGTAATGCAACCGCTTCTTTGGCTTTTTGTAAAAATTTAGTTAGTTTCAGTGGAGTCAATATAGGATTATTAACTGACTTAACTAATTCATTTGCAAATTTAGTTTCATTAAAAAATGTATCTTTTAATGATCTTACTAATATTACTAATACGAGTAGTATGTTTAGTGGTTGCAGATCTCTTACAACTGTACCACTGTTTAATACAGAGAATGTTACTAATATGAGTAATATGTTTAGTAGTTGTGCTACTCTTACAACTGTACCTCTGTTTAATACAGGGGCTGTTACTAATATGAGTAATATGTTTAGTAGTTGCTCTTCTCTTACAACTGTACCTCTGTTTAATACAGGGGCTGTTACTAATATGAGTAATATGTTTCAGGGTTGCACTACTCTTACAACTGTACCACTGTTTAATACAGCATCTGTTACTAATATGGGTAGTATGTTTAGTAGTTGCAGATATCTTACAACTGTACCGTTGTTTAATACAGGGGCTGTTACTAATATGGTTAGTATGTTTTCCTCTTGTTCCCGTCTTCAGACTGTACCATTATTTAACACGCAAAATGTTACTCTTATGGGAGGTTTTATTCCACCAATTGGTATGTTTAATGGTTGCATTTCTCTTACAACTGTTCCACTATTCAATACAGCAGCTGTTACTAATATGGGTTTTATGTTTCAGGGTTGCACTTCTCTTACAACTGTACCGTTGTTTAATACAGGGACTGTTACTGATATGTTTGGTATGTTTAGTGGTTGCACTACTCTTACAACTGTACCGCTTTTTAATACAGCAGCTGTTACTAATATGAGTAGTATGTTTCAGGGTTGCAATACTCTTACAACTGTACCTCTGTTTAATACAGGGGCTGTTACTAATATGAATAATATGTTTAGTAGTTGCAATACTCTTACAACTGTACCACTGTTTAATACAGCATCTGTTACTAATATGGGTAGTATGTTTAGTGGTTGCACTACTCTTACAACTGTACCGCTTTTTAATACAGCAGCTGTTACTAATATGGGTAGTATGTTTAGTAGTTGTGCTACTCTTACAACTGTACCACTGTTTAATACAGGGGCTGTTACTGCTATGAATAATATGTTTAGTAGTTGTACTTCTCTTACAGGTGTACCGTTATTCAATACAGGGGCTGTTATTGATATGAGTAATATGTTTAGTGGTTGCTCTTCTCTTACAAGTGTACCGTTATTAATTTCAGGTGCTGGAACAAATACAGGAAAGTTTTTTGGTATTTTTGCAAGTTGTATATCACTTACAAGAGCAGCATTGAATGGCTCAGAATATTCAATAAGTTATAGTGGTTGTAAATTATCAAAAGAAGAATTAGAATCTATATTCAATTATCTAGATACAATAGGTGCTGCTTCTCAAACAATAACAGTAACAAGCAATTGGGGAGCGCCGACACCTGTAACTCTTACAGGAACTACAACTGTTGGTAGCACAACAATAAGCATGGCAAACACCACTGGTATTGCTGTAGGTATGCAAATTACTGGAACTGGTTCCCCTCTTACATCAACAAGAGCAGTAACATTTACCGATGCAGGTGATTTAGTCAACCTTGCAAGTCATGGATTAAGTAATGGAGATGAAGTTTCTTTTGCAACTATAGTAACAACGACTGGTATTGTTACTAATAGAATCTACTATGTCGTTAATGCTGCGGCTGGAACATTTCAAGTAGCAGCAACTCTAGGTGGTCCTGCATTACCAATAACTACGACTGGTACGCCGTCAGGTACTTTACGCTATCGTACAGAAGTTGTATCAATTAATCCCAACGTAAGCATCACAGTATCACGACAAATGGCTGCGGGGGGTGCAAATAGTTTAATATTTAGACAATTAAGAACAGGCACAGCCTTCCTCAAAGGGTGGCTTGTAACAGGATAATTTTATGACAGCAGGATTCTATAAAAAACAAGAAGACGGACAAATATTGTATGCCCCAAATTGGGTTGAAGGCTTAGATATTTCATTAGTAGCACAAAATAAAGATCAATATGACTATCCTGTTCATGGGTGGTATTGGTTTGAAAGTGAAGAGGAGGCAACTGAATATTATTCTATTGTAACTTGACCTCTTCAAACTCTTCTTTTGAGAGATGTAGTTTTGCAGAGTTTGCTTTAAAAAATACCTTGTCACCTTCGGTTCGATAGACCACAATATAGTCGACAATTCCGACATTCATGCTGCGGAGTAGATCCTTAAATTCACTTTTAATATAGACTTTTTCATTTAATTTCATATAGATATATATTTATGTTTACAGGTGACGTAAACTATGATAAAATGTTAAAATATGAAAAAAAGTGCTAAAATAATTGGATGTGGGCTGTCAGGAATCACTGCTGCAGTGTTGTTAAAAGAAAAAGGTTATGCTGTTGAAATTTTTGAAACTCGTCCTCACATTGGTGGAAATTGTTATGACGGCCTTGTTTGTAATACTCTTGTACATCACTATGGCCCCCATATTTTTCACACAGATGATGAAGAGGTATTTGAGTTTCTTAGTCGTTATACCGAATGGACTCCGTTTGCGCTGCGCCCAAAGGGAGACACCCGACTTGGCCAAGTAAGTTTGCCATACAGCAAGAAAACAGTATCTGAACTTGGTCGTGAGCTGTCTCAAGAAGAGATTGTAGAATATATCTTTAAGGAGTATAGCGAAAAGCAATGGGGAGTGCCGTTCGACGAGATTCCTAAGACTATTACAAATCGAATTCCAAAGACTGCAGAATGCGAAGATCCAACCTGGTTTGAAGGTCAAAAATATCAATGCATTCCAAAGCATGGTTACTCTGCAATGTTTACAAAGATGTTAGAAGGCATCACAGTACATCTAAATTGTTCAGAAGATGATTGGGCGTACAAGCGGGAGGCAGGTGATTTGATTGTCTATACCGGCAAGATTGATAGCTATTTTGGCACGATATATGGACGTCTGCCATATCGTTCACTTGAGTTTAAACATCATGTGTTGTGTGAAAAACAAGACACATTTATTGTAAATCAAAACAATAGCACAACCGACTATACGCGAATCTATGATCACAGTTATTTTATGCCAGATCATGTCGGTCCAACAGTAGTCACGTCTGAACACCCGAAAGAATGTGGACCGGGAGACATTCCGTTTTATCCTATTCCTTGGGGTGAAGGACAAGAAACATATCGTCTCTATGAATCACTAGCAAAGGCAGAAAAGGGAGTGATTTTTGTTGGCCGACTTGCAACCTATAAATACCTAGACATGTGGATGGCAATTAAACACGTCATGTTAAAGTTAAAGGATCTATGAAACTAGCATTTTGTATTCGTGGACACCTAAGAGGCGGGCTACAAGACACACGCTTAAATGACTATATAAATCTGTTAAAACAAAACTGTCACACGGTTGATCTTTTTCTCCATACATGGAGTGAGTCAGAGGCAAAAAGCTCATACCGAAAACTAGACTATAGCGGTATTTTTACAGTAGAAAAAACTCATCTATCCGATTATTTCTATAATCAAACTATAAAACGAGTGTGTATTGAAGATGACTCACATTTAAAATTACACGGCAACTTAGAAGGTGTCATTCCTGGCAGTCCTTGTCCAATATTGGCATGGAAACGTATGTGGGCCGGAAAGTTTAAACTGGTGTCTCACCTGTATCATAATCATACCTATGATTATGATCTTGTAGTTAATACACGTTACGATAAATTTACTACGCGCGTGTGCTATACACCAACTAAAAATCTCTTGAAAATGACAACAGCCGGAAATGGATTGAGTCTAAAATATCCTCAATATTATAGACAATTTAAGGGCATAGATAACTACTATGCAGGAGACATAAAAAGTATGTATGACATAACTTCAGCGTTTCATTATTCTTTAGATGATATTGTTAAAAAATATAAGGTAAGAGCCCTCCAGGAAGAACTCTTTTATAAATATGCAGTTGATCATGACTTGACCCGTTAAAACAATGTTTTTTATAAATACATTCAGATTGATAGTCATATTGTGATGTTTCACACTTTAAAAGTATAGTTATAAATGGAACCAGAAAGATCGATGCTAAAAGAGTTTCTAGAGGGTGGTTGGATAATCCCTCTCGTTGGAGCGGCGGGGATGCTTGCCCGACTCATGACAGCACAAAAACAATATACAATTCTCGAACAACTTAAAAATATTGTATCTGCTGCCCTTGCTGCAGCAATAGCGTGGTTTATATTGGAACAGACTGATATTCCTAGTTTGTATAAAGCGATTACATATGGAATTATAGGTGTTGTCTCTCCAGAAATTATTAATGGTATTATTAAACTGGCAAAACACTTTGAGCGCTCGCCAGAAAAATTTATTAAAAAGCCATGAAAACCGCAGCATGGTTAGCACTTATCACAATTATATACATAATTGCGTTTAATGCTATCATTTCTCCTAATGAAGTAATATCTCAATATGCTATATTATTAGCACTCTGTCTTTCCTTGTGTACTGGAATCTCTATAAGAGAATAATATAAATAAGACTATGAGTACTAACGTTTACGAAAAAGGTTTAATACACCAAAACTCCTCTGCTGTTGCATATGAAGCATTAACTTTTACTGGTGGTTATTATACGCCAACGGTTGGCAAAGTATTTTCTGGTTTGTATATTGCGCCTGGTACTGCTAATGGAACCATTGAAATTGAAGGAGTAAATGGCCAGACACGTGTACTTACATTGAGTCCAGGAGTATGGCCTCTTGGTGGTCAGCGTATAGTCCAAAGCGGAACCGCTATATCTGCAGCTGCAGTAACTATATTATTCTAATAATATGTTAGGCCTAGGATTAAATTTGTCATACAAGTATGTCAATCCAGTTGCTACTATTGGTAGTGATAATCCAGCAAATGCTGCTGAACCAGATGCTACAGCATGGGTGTTAATGGACGGTCCATGGTACAACACTCCGGGAGACCCAAGTTCTGGTTTTGTTGGCGGTCAAAGTTGGCGCAAAATGGCTCCGATTGGATATGCACCATATGGCAACGAAACGTATGTTTATGGTGATGAAGTTGTAAGATATGAAACTGGCGTTTGGCTCTATTTAAATTCTACGCTTGGAGAAATAGCCAGAGCTTATAGTTATGAAGGCCGTCCTTGGTTGGTAACAACATGGAATAATGGTTTCTCTGCCGCAAAGATTACTTCCTCATATGTGAAGACAACTAATTATCCAGCGGTTCCATAATAGTCTTATAAATAATACATTATGGCAAAACCAGCATCACGCCAAGAATTAGCAGACTATTGTTTAAGAGCACTCGGTGCTCCAGTACTTGAAATCAACATCGATGAAGATCAGATTGAGGATCGTATCGACGAGGCACTTCAGTTTTATCAAGAGTATCATAGCGACGCGGTCGTACGCACATTCGTAAAGCATCAGGTCACACAAGCAGACTATGACAACAACTATATTACTCTACCCGATCAACTTATTAGTGTGCTTCGCGTCCTAAACTTGAGCAGCGGTGATGCTGCTGATATGTTTAGTGTTAAATATCAGATGTTTTTAAATGACCTCTATGGTCTTCGCAAACCCGACTCACTCATCAACTATGAGATGACAAAACAGTATATGAACTCGATTGAGCTTATACTTACAGGCTCAACTCAGCAGATTATATTTACTCGTCACATGAATCGCCTGAGCATTCAAGACGACTGGAAAACTTATGTAAATATTGGTCAGTATATTATAATTGAAGGTTATCAAACAATCAACCCAAATGATTTTACTGACGTGTACAATGATATGCTTCTTAAAAAATATCTCACTGCATTGTTGAAACGTCAATGGTCAATAAATTTATTAAAATTTGATGGCATGACTCTTCCAGGTGGTGTTACAATCAATGGTAGAGCTATGTATGAAGATGCTCTTAATGATATTGAAAAGATTGAAACAGATTTTGATCTTAAGTATCAAATGCCCCCAGACTTTTTTCTTGGATAGTAGATAATACGTTATGCCACGCAGTGTATATTTTAGTCAACGTTATAGACCTGAGCAGAATCTTTTAGAAGATTTGCTTATCGAGTCTATGAAAATTATGGGGCATGACGTCTTTTATATTCCACGTAAGATTATAAAAAGAGACTTTATCCTAAACGAAGACGTTATATCAAGCTTTGACGCATCATTTCTTATTGAAATGTTTGTTGAAAGCGTTGATGGCTTTGAAGGTGACGGTGACCTCATGACAAAATTTGGTCTTGAGACACGAGATCAATTGACACTTGTGTGCAGTCGTCGTCGATGGAACTCACTTATAGGTCGTCATGGTTATACAAATGATAGCGTTCGGCCGCGTGAAGGTGATCTCATCTATGTACCATTCAGCGGTGGACTCTTCGAAATTAAATTTGTTGAAGACAAGAGTCCATTTTTCCAACTTGGAGGCAGTGGCGATACAAAGGGGGCTATACCTACGTTTAAACTTACATGTGAACTCTTCGAATACGGCGGTCAAGAGATTGATACTGGAATAACAGAGGTTGACTTGATACAAGTCGGTCATACTCAAGGCTCACGTGCCCTACTAGACTTTGATGGAGATGTACATGATCTTGGTGAAACTCTAACAATTGAGTTGCCATCAGGAATTCTTGGAGAAGCAGAGTTATTGCAATATGAACATACTCCAACTGGGGCAATTGCGACATTTGGTACCTTAACATTTAATGATGGAGAGTTTCACACATTGACAGTTGGCACTGAGTTAACAGGTCAAACTTCTGGTACCACATCAACGGTAACTTCTGTAGTTGATTTAAACGATGGAGATGCAGTACTCTTTGTTAATGATGATCTCACCCAAAATAGTTCTTTTGATATTATAGGAAATGACTATATTGACTTTAGTGAAAGTAACCCGTTTGGAGACCCGTCATAAGCCATGTTAAATTCATCATACTATTATAATGGAAATCTTAAAAAGATTGTAGCAGTGTTTGGCACAATCTTTAATGACGTTTCTATTGCGAAAAAAGTAAATGGCAAAATGACTGGCATACAGCGTGTGCCTATTTCATATGGACCAAAACAAAAGTTTTTGGCGCGTCTGTCTAGTACGCAAAACGAAGAGTTTGGAGACGTAGCAATCAAACTACCTCGTATGAGTTTTGAGATTACTTCAATAGCCTATGATTCAACGAGCAAACTAAATAAACTTAATAGCAAATTATATCCAGTTGAAGGTACAACTGATAGTAGGACAAGAATATATCAGAGTGTACCATATAAAGTTAGCATTCAACTGAGTATACTTGCCCATCATCAGGATGATGCACTCCAGGTATTTGAACAGATAGTTCCATACTTTACTCCTGATTATACAGTTGCAGTAAAAGATCTTGAAGGCCCTGGTTCAATTACTGATGTGCCTATACTGCTAACTGCTACAAATTTACAAGACGACTATGAAGGAGACTTTGGAAACAGTCGGCGTACAATCATTTATACTCTTGATTTTGATATCAAGGTTAAATTTACTGGTATACAGTCTGGTCCATCAAAGGTTATTAAAATTGTTGATGTAAACCTTTATGATAACTTGAATGTTGGAGTTTCTGATCCAATTGATCGTGTACGAGTTCGTCTAGGTGATCTAGAAAATGACACACCTGAAGATTATACAATAGTCACGACATATGGATTTGATGAAGAAGACCCTGTACCATGAAAAAAGATAAAGATACCATACTGGCATCTCTTGAAAAAAATGTCTTACCAGTAAAGCATGAAATTGCAGTCTCAACTGGATCTCCAGTCGGGCCGTCACACGATGAAATTGTATTGCATGCTGAGGAAGACTATAAATTTGCCCGTGAACGCATTAAAAAACTTATTGATACAAGCGATGAGGCTATAAGCACAATGCATGCTCTCGCGAGTGATGCTGAGCATCCTCGTGCATTTGAAGTGCTTGCTGGCATGATAAAAACTGCAGCTGATATAAATGGACAATTGCTAGGATTACAAAAAGAGCGTAAAAAAATTATACAGGTTGAAGATAAGCGTGGACAACCTGCTGCTCAAAGTACTACAAATAATGCTATATTTGTTGGTACCACTACAGAACTACAAAAGTTATTGCGTGGGGCAGTCGATGACGATGCTATTGACGTCGAATAAAATATAAATATATATTATGGCAACACATGATTTTGGCGACGGAAATGGACCAGTGGAGGCTGCTCAACATTCTAATGGTGGCGGATGGGTTGCAGCGACTGCAACCGTTTCGTCTGCTGTAGAAGTTGAGGCAACTGCTAAAGTGTATGGCAATGCTAGAGTGCATGCCAATGTTTTAGATAGCGTTAAAATACGTGGTAATGCCCGTATTTTTGGTAATGCATATGTCTTTGGGGCTGTTGAAGTATATGGCAATGCAAAGGTATATGGCTCGGCAAAAGTGTATGGCAGCGCACTCGTATATGGCAACTCTGAAATATATGGGCATGCTCGTGTATTTGACAATGCATATATATTTGGCGACGCCAGAGTATATGGCGCCTGTAAGATTTTTGATAAAGCAAAGGTATATGGAACTGCAAACATTTATAATCGTCCACTTATATCTGGGTCTGCTGAAATATATGACAGTGCACGCGTCTCTGGCAGCGTAAAAGTATATGGAGCAGCATTAATTTATGGCACAAATACACTCGTTTCTGGAAATGCAACAATATCTGGAACTGCTAAAGTTTATGGCGGGGCCCGTGTCTCTGGAAATGCTTGTATCTATGGCGGCGCTCAAGTTCATGTTGGCGCAAATGTATACAATGAGGCACAGGTGTATGGAACTGCAATTATTACAAACCTAACAATTGATGATGAAGATGAATACTATTAATTAGATTCATTATTTATTATATTATGCTGCATGACTGCGCCTGATTCATACAACGGGAACCCATACATCAAACGAGACGGTGTACAACAACAGTTTACTGCTCATGAAATATCTGAGTATAAAAAATGTATGGCAAGTGTGTCATACTTTGCCGAACACTATGTAAAGGTTATAAATCTTGATCATGGTCTTGTAAACTTTAAGCTTCGTGGCTATCAAGAAAAGATGGTCGATCATTTTACAAACAATCGCTTTAGTATTATTCTTGCGTGTCGTCAGAGTGGTAAGTCTGTGACAAGTGTTGCCTGGTTGTTACACTATGCAATATTCAATCCTGACAAAAAAATTGGCATACTTGCAAACAAAGGAGCGACTGCTCGTGAGATG